CGGCAAGTCGTCAACTCGCTGCATCCACGTGGCAGAAGACCACGCTTCCGGTGCAACGCGCCACCAGCCGGTCGAGTGCGTTTCGTAGACCGGCACAACCGCCCCGCTTGCCAGCCAGTCCGCTTCAGGGCGTTCCAAGCCAGCAGGAGTAAATCGCGTCTTCAGGCGGTTAGGCGGAGTGGTAACTACTTTCGCATCAAAGAGTTTGTCTTCAACTTCAACCGGCGGCTCTGGTTCAGGCGGCACTTCTTCATCCAGCCCGAAGTAGGCACGCAACTCTTCCAGCGTGCCGTTCCAGCGGTTAGTGTCCACGTAATAAGATGCCACCCCGACTTCGCTCCCATTGCCCCTCTCGCCGGTCTGGTGGATCAGCCACCTGCTCACGCCATTCGGCAACCGCGGAGGCGGGTCTTTCTCCGGCGTGTAAAGCGGAGCAGGTCGCCGCGCCAGGTAGTGCGCCAGCCACCAATCGAGGTTGGGAGGCAAGTCCTCGACCGCCACGAACTGATTGATCCAATTCGCGCGGCTGTAAATCGCGGGATAGCGCCCCGTCTTTTCGAGGATGTAGCGCAGACACTGGTTCAGCGTTTCAGTTATTCTCGCCTTCCCCATTCCGTGATCCAGCTCCATGTCAAGCGCAAGCCGGTCATGTTCCTGCGGCTGAACGATCCGCATGAAGTGATCCATCTGGCGGGTTGCGCTCTCGCCTGGATAAATGACATGGTAAGCCAATCTCGGGCGGACGATCCGCTCCCACGAATAGCGGAACCAGCGATCGGTATAGCCCCAGCTTATTCCAGCTCTCACCGCCACAAAATCGCACTTGGCGTTCATCACCGCGAAGTCCGGCTTCTTGGTGCCGTCCGAACTATATTGATAAGCCGATATGTCCACGCCCAGCGGAAAACTCATATTGAACTCCTTGTCATAATTTTACCACTTTTTATGCCGCCTCATAGAAAAATACTGTAATAATTCTTTTAGTACCAGAGGCATTGTCTATCCCATCAAATACAATCTGTGTGTCGAGCATAATCGCCTCTGCGACGTTGGAGAGCCCTGTAACCTAAAACAGATATGCTGCTTCAAATTGAACATATTTTGTGCCGCTTGCAGTAGTCAAGTTCCCAGCCAGACTCAAATATACTTTAATTTTGCCATCTGTAGTAATAACTGCCATGCCCGGATTAACTCCAATTGAACCGTTATTGCATAATCTAACTGGCTCATATATATTCATAATTGACGTAACAGGAGCCGTAAATTCAAAAGTAGTCGAATTGCTATCTCCGCTTGATTCATGAATAAACACATGGCATAAATTACCTATAATACAAAAGCGGTGTGTACCCGTTGGTGGTGTAGAGAAGCCAGTAAAAGACGGCGCCCAGTTAAACCGCTGCGGGAAGTTCTGCGGCGCTGCAGCATAGCTATATGCCTGCCCGCTGATAGTGCCAGAAACCAAACTATAATCCGAACCGCCAGTAATGGTAATAGTGGTGTCGGTGGAAAAAGTCGCTGCCACAACGTAAAAATATTTTGTGCTACCATCGTTTACCAGCTTGATTTTCGTGCCCTTCGGGAAACGATACGCAACATTCTTGCCAGCTATCTTGAAACTGGTGGCAGACACATAAGTCCAAGTATCGGTGTCGTAAATCCAACCGTCTAAGCCATCGCCAGAAAGTTTGCCATTATCATCTATGGCTACACTGCTATTTTGAAGTGTTCTGCCACCAGTACCATCCCAGCGTACAATGGCATTATCAGTAGAGGTTGCGGGGTGTTTTGTATACTGAGTATGGTCATCATCTGCAAGCCCAGTAAGTTGTCCGTGGTCGGTGACGACACTACTGGCTGGAGCAAAGTAGCTTGAATCGTTACCGTCCAACTTGTCGCTGTCCGCCGCCTTGCCGGAAATGGGCAGATAAACGCCCGAGTGGTTGTGGTTCGCCGTGGCAAACCCAGTCGAATCAATGCCGTCCAACTTCTCGCTGTCCGCCGCCTTGCCGGTTGTCAATAAGTACTGCGGATGGTCATTGTCCGCAAGTCCTGTCAAAGCCCCGTGATCTGTCACACCGCTTCCACCAGCCGGACGCTCCTTTACCCGCAACCGCTCGACCTCACGCTCCAGCGCCGTCAATCGCCGGATCACTGTTTCGTCAAAATCGCTCATAGCTCGCCTCGCAGTTTGATGTCCAATTGCTCCCCGCCGTCTTGGTTCACTTTTACCCTTACACTTCCAACGTGGCAGTCCACGTGGTAGCCAAACGCCTCCGCACTGAGTACATCGCCAAACTGGTAATGAATGCCGAATTGCATTCCCGGCGTGTCGTGCAACGTGCCAGTCAGCACCTGGCGCGGTCTGAACTCGTCAAGCGCCGCATCCCCGTCCGCCTCAAGCGCAGCGGTGGTGGAGTCATCCCGGCTGTCTTTGAAATACTCGCGCCGATTCCATTTGCTTGCGCCAACCCGTGCGGCGTTTGTCCTCGTGACCAAAGCACGCGCGTCTTCTTCACCCTGCCCTGCAACCAAAACAACGTTGCGCTCATCCGCGTGGTAAGTGCCAAACGTTGCCTGACTCAAGTTGCCGTATTGCTTGCCGACCAATCTCGGATCGCCGCTTGCCCTTCCGTGATTTTGTCCTCTTTGCCCGGTGTATGTGCGAAACTCAAACACGCCCGGCGCAGTCCTTACCACGTCAAAGCCAAGCCACACGTCGTTGGCTTCCTTTGCCACTTCGGCGATTTCTTGCAAGACAGTCAGCACATTGCGATAAGCGAATGCCTTTGTGATCGCCGACCCGCCTGCGCTCAAGTCCGGCGCGCAAGTTAGTTTTGTTCGTGAAGCTACGCCAGAAGATACGCCTAATTGTTCTTTTACAATTGCCTTCAGCATATCGTCCGGCTTGCCCGTTTTACTTGCCGCCGCACTTCCAGAATAAGCCCAAACAATCGCCGTGTCCAATAGCCAGTTCGCGTCAAAGGCTACAAGGCGGATATACTCCGCGCCATCGCCATCCGTCCGGAATTCCCAGTCTTGCAGAAAATAGGCGGTTTCGTTCTGCAGCTCCAGCACGCCGCCCTTCTCACGCCACACCTCGAAGATGTCGCCAACCGAGAATTGATCGTATTGATATAGACCGCGCGGAAGGTCGACAACCAGCGAGCCGATCTGATTCTGTGTTTTGATGTATTCAAGCGAATTGAACGCCTGAATTACGCCTTTTCTGACGCCCTCGTGCGTGTACCAAACTAACTCGTATCTCACAGTAACGCTCCGTCAAGCCCCCAAAATTGCGGCGTCCATTGAATCCACGCGCCGCTTGCGGTAGTGGTGTCGGTCATGAAGACCGAGAGATAGTTTGCGCCGGGTGACAGGTAGAAGTCACCATAATCCGAGCCGGCCACGACGTAGCGCATCAGGTTGCCCCGCCCGCTCCAGCCGCCCTGAAACTTCAAATTGAGCGGGTCAAAGTGAAGGTTAATCCATTCGCCCGCTTGCAAAGTCAGCCCGTCAAACATGACCGACTTTCCTGTCGTGTAATTTGTGATAGCCTTAAGCGTGCCCGGTCCGTGTATCTGCATGAACGGGTACGTGTTCGCGCTTGCGCTTGTTACGTTCAGGTTCAACGCGACAAGTCCGGTTTTAGCGTTCGCGTCCGGCGTTGAACCTGTGGTTGTAAACGTACCGCCGATGTAGAGTGAGCCGTCTGAGGCGGGTAGAATTGAGCGAACATAGCCATAACTCGGAAGGTCGATGTCAAGCGGTTGCCACGCGCCATTACTCCACACAGCTGCGAGGTCTGTAAGAGTGAGCGAGCCAGCTTTAGTAAACGCACCTGATACATAGACTTTGCCGGATTTGATAGCGATTTCATAAACAGCATTATCTGTTCCACTCCCTAATGCTTCCCACTTAGAGCCCGACCACCTCGCAATGTAATCAGCGTTTGCAATGCCACCAGCGTCGGTAAACTGTCCACCAACGTACAGCCAACCAGTTTCGCCGACCGCAAGTGTCCAAACAATGCCGTTAATATCTGTGCTCTTATCAACTGCTGAAAACGCGCTTCCGTTCCACTTGCATAAATAAGGGTAAGCGGCGTCTTTAAAAGCCCCACCGATGTATAAAACTCCGTTTGGCGCAAAGACAAGTGCGAGTACAGCAATGCTTAGTCCAGTAGACAACGCACTCCAAGCCGAGCCATTCCACTTGGCGATGCAACCTGTATTAGCTACGCCACCAGCGGACGAAAATTCTCCTCCGGCATACACACTACCGTCTGCGCCGATTGTTATTGCATTACAAATACTGCTCAAACCAGTTCCGAGTGGACTTATAGCTGGAGTTCCGTCCAAGCCGGTGATTTTGACAATGTGGTCTCCGTTTGACCCGCCCAAGTTGGTGAAAAAGCCGCCAATGTACAAGTCACCATTCGCATCAAAAGCCATAGCTCTAACGTAATTGACAGTTGCGCCAGTGTAATCAATACCCAACGCTTCCCATGCTTCTGTTACCGGATTCCACCGCGCCACTCTGTCTGCGGTAGTTATTCCGCCAGCATCTGTAAAGTTGCCCCCAACATAAATCTTGCCGTCCGGTGCTTCAGCCATGCAATAGACCGATCCATTCAGCCCCGTAATCAGACTCGCATACGCACTGCCAGTCCACTTGCACCAGTTCCCGTCCTTGTCCCTCTTGACGATGCGCTCAGCAGGAAAGTCGGCGTACAGGTCAAGCGCCTTGCCCTCGTTGTAAGCCCCTTGCAACAATCCGCTCGGAACGACGAAATTCAGCACGGCGCGTTGGTGGTTAGGCAGGTCGGGTGTGTCAACCATTGAAGCGGATAGTGGAACGCAAACAATGTCAACAGGGTTAGTTGCTTCATCGCCGTTCGCTGCAAAGCCCTGATACCTGATAATGCGCTGTTCGTGCCCTCTGTAACTGCCCGGCATATTGATGCCAAATTGCTCCCTGACAGACAAGTTGCTCAATAAGTCAGGGCGCAGCATGTCAA